GTTGAAGATTTGTATGTTCCTGAAAAATTGCAAGATGTTGCTACTGTTGATGTTAGTATTGCTATCAATGGTATTCCTGGTGATTCCTATATAAACCGTTTACCGATGAGCACATCTGGCGGTTTTTATTTTCCTGGAGCAAAGAGACAGTATTTCTCCGAGAATTGGATTGGTGAAGAGCTTTTTCACACTCCCTGTGATGAGTTAACTGATAGTATCAATGAGATTGAATTTAGTTATCTTAGTGGTCAGCGTGCTTATCCTGTTTTTCAAGGTTCCCTTAAGGATGAACCCATTTCTGAAAAGAAACGAGTTGAAGGAAGAACTAGAGTTTTTACTGCATGTGGAGTTGCTTTTGCTATTGTTGTGCGAAAACAATTTCTGAAGATTGTTAAATTCTTTATGGTTAATAATTTCTTAACTGAGTGTGCTGTGTCTATGAATTGTTACGGTAAAGAATGGCAGGAATTGCATGATTATCTTGTTGCCTTTGGTGACAAGAAGATTATTGCTGGGGATTATAAAGCGTTTGATAAACAGATGGCTGCCAATTGGATACGTGCGGCTTTTCAGGTTTTAATTGATCTGAAAAAGCGATCTGGACAATTGACTATTAAGGACGAAAAGATTTGTATCGGTATTGCAACCGATATTTGTTTTCCTATCACTAACATGAATGGAGATTTAATTCAGTTTTTTGGAGGGAATTCTTCTGGTCATCCTCTTACTGTTATCATTAATAGTATTGTAAATAGTTTGTATATTAGATCAGCATATGCATCTATCGTTAAGAAGCCATTAAACTTCTTTAAGAAAGATGTTAAGTTGATGACATTAGGTGATGACAATATTTACGGTTCTAAGCTTGCTCATTTCAATCATACCACGATTGCACAGTATTTGGCTACAAAAGGAATTACTTACACTATGGCTGACAAAGATAGTGCTAGTGTTCCTTTCATTAGTATACATGATGCTGATTTTCTGAAACGTACTTTTAGAGAATTAGCTGGTCGTATCGTAGCTCCTTTGGCTTTGAAAAGTATTTTTAAGAGCTTGTGTATGATTGTTAAGAAAGGTAATATCAGTGATGAAGAACAACTGGCTCAAAGTTATTTGGCAGCCAGACGAGAATGGTCTTTACATGGTAAAGTTGTCTTTGAGGGATGTGTTGCTAAAATGGAAAGAATCTTTTTGAATCATTTAGATGTTAAACGGTTTTTCCTTAAACAACACTCATACGATTATGAGTCTACTCTAGCATGGGTGCTTGATGGCTAGAGTGTTTGTACAATAATGGAATCGTCTTAGGAAGAGCTTATTTTTACTAACGGTCTTAATTGCGCTTGTAAATTTTTTGTAACTTCTGGCATATCCATGTACACAGTGAGATTACACTGTAAAAATAATCTAGGTCCACACCCAAAAGTGTGACTTGTAGGAATGGGTAGTCTACCTGCATTTTATTACTGTATCTACCCGCCGTTTTTAGGCTTATTTCATAACATATGGATACCTTTAATTTCAACGGGAGCGTTTTAAAAAACTCAACCTCAGTCAGTGGTGACTTAAAAAACCTCTTTTCGATTGAAGTTCAATCAAACAATGTAATGGTTCATTCTAATGAATCAATGCATTCTTTTGTGGAATTACCTAATAGTTCTACAATGAAAGCTATCGACACTGGTATTTCAGCTGATGCTGACATTTCGTCCTTCTTAACTCGGAGGGTTAAAATTGCTACATACCAGTGGGGTGTAGGCGCAAGTTTGGGTCAAACTTTTGATCCATGGGCTTTGTATCTAGCAAATCCTGCTGTTAAAAATAAATTAGAGAATTATCAATTATTAAAAGCTAATTTAAAATTAACATTTCTTATTAATGGAACTCCCTTTCATAAAGGGATGGCTTTTGCCTCTTATTCTTATTTAAAAGTGGCTAATGAAACAGTAGTTATTGGTGGTGACCTCCAACTAGTTACACGTTCTCAACGGCCTCATGTTTATTTGAATCCTTCTACAAATAAAGGAGGATGTATTTGTGTTCCATTTTTTGTTCCTACAAATTATTTATCCCTTACTAGTGCCACTATCTCATCATCAGATATAGGCAATGTTAGTTTAGATAGTTTTCAAGCTCTACAGCAAATCAATGCTGGTACTGACACTGTTACCATCACTGTTTTTGCAGAATTGGAAAATGTGAAATTGACAGCACCCACAATGAAAGCTGTTGCATTGAGTGGTTCTTCTAATGAATCATTTGATATATTTCGTATTGAGGTTCAATCTTCAAAGGATGAATACAAAGAGAAGGATGGTGTTATTTCTGGACCAGCATCTGCTCTTGCTAACGCTGCAGGAGCATTATCAGCTGTTCCAGGAATTCGACCTTATGCTATGGCTACTCAGATTGGAGCTAATGCAGTTGGGTCTATTGCTAGGTTGTTTGGTTTTTCAAAACCAGTACAACTTGCAGATACTACTCGTATGTATAATTCTCCTTTTTCTAATTTGGCTTCTACCGAAGGTGTTGATATGTCCCAGAAACTCACACTTACAGGCAAACAAGAAATTACTGTTGATCCTCGTACTGTGGATCTACCTGATTCCGATTGTTTGGCCATCTTACCATTTGCTCAGAGAGAAACTTATATTACCAAATTTAATTGGGGTATAGCTGATACTGTCGATACTACTCTTTTTGCCATGGATGTTGATCCAATGGCTGAAAGAAGATCAGCATTGTCTCTGGGTACTCGTATAACTCCAACTTCTCTATCTTATTTGTCTAGACCATTTGCTGAGTGGAGTGGTTCTTTGAAATATCGTTTTCAGATAATTGCTTCTCAGTATCATCGTGGTAGAATTGCTATTGTATACGATCCTACTGGTCCTTTGACTGGTGATCCATACAATGTTACATATAATACCATAATTGATTTAGCTGAAGGTAGAGATTTTACTGTTGAGTTTAAATGGCAGCGTGATCGTGCTTATCTTTCTATAGATACAGATGATACACGTACTTTCTGGACAGAAGTTGCACCAGCCACGCGTACACCAGATCTACAATTTGCTAATGGAATATTTTATGTCAATGTAGTAAATGAACTTGTAGTTCCTGATGCTACTACTGATGTTGAAATTCTAGTTTCTATTAGTGCTGGTGATGATTTTGAACTGGTGAATCCTATTGGAGGATCCTTAGAAGTCTCTCCTTTTGTTCCTGTTGAACCTGCTTCAGGATCTTCTTTGGAGGATTTTTCTCGTATTTTTTCCCTCGAAACTCAATCATCTGTTGATGTTGTTCCTACTGGAGAGAATACTCCAGAGGGTGAGATCAATCAGGTGGATGTTACTACAGGTGTTCTCTCTGATGATAGTGAGAAACCTTTAGTGTTCTATGGGGAGAAAATTACTTCTATTCGACAATTATTGAAGAGATATTGTCATTTTCGTCTTATGTCCTTTCAAACATCAGCAGTCACCAGAACCTTAGATTATTATTTACTTAGACAGATGCCAGGTATGCCCGGATATGATCCTAATTCTGTGGATACTAGTGGAGCCGGTGTTCCCTACTGGTATGTTAATAATAATTATATCAATTATTACAAACAATGTTTCGCAGGATGGAGAGGTTCTATTAGATGGAAATTTTTACCTGTTTCTAATTGTGAGTATGCGTACGTTGATAGGGCTACTGGAGCTACTCAACGTGCTGCTGTTGTTAATTACAGGCGTACAGCTACATTTCCTATAGTAGCTAATCAAGGTACTGCTGTTACAGCTTATGCTGGTGTGTCTGCACACAAGTATAGTGGTGCTGGTTGTGCTGTGACACCCTGTAGGACAATGAATGCTTTGGAAATCGAAGTTCCATATCATTTACCCATAAGATTTTCTAAAACTTATGGTGAATATTTACCAGCAGCCACTAATACTTTAGCTAATGGATATCCAGGAGGTGATTCTTTTCACTTTGCTGGTGCATCTGCTGTTAACAATTCTCAAATTCTCTTCGACACTTATGTTGCTGGAGGAGAAGATTTAACGTTTTTTGGGTTTGTAGGAGCCCCAACGTTATATTCTGCTCCATTGCCAGCAGCATAATTCTTAAAACCACACGTCGGAAGTGTGGATCCCAATCTATGGGAGAAAACCCCGCAAGAATCATATTATGATCGTTTTTTATACTCGTTTCTTGCGGGTTGAATTTTTAGGTCAC